CCTGGCCGGAGCCCGGCGCGACCCGGATCGAGACCTGGCAGAAGCCTCCGCCGATCGGCTTGATCGAAACAGTCGAGGTGTTGGCGTAGTCGGATGTACCCACGGCGAGCGTGTCGAAACCCACGACAAAGGGCGAGGTGCTGCTTGTCTGATCGGCGCTCATTTCGAGCCGCGCGCCCTGACGCAACTTGACGCCGAGCTGCTCGCGTTCGACGAAGTTCGGGCTCTTCGCGCTGGTCTCAGGCGAGGCCGCGCTTCGCAGCCCGCTCTTACTTTTGACGATCGTGCGGTAGTAATAATCGGTGTCGGGATCGGCATCCCTGTCGATAAACCGCGTGCCCCTCGCGGTGCCGATCAGCGTGCTCGCCGAGGGCGTGAAGCTCGACGTGGTGGAGCGGTGGACCTCGATCAGATCCCAATCGCCGTCGCGAGGCCAGCCGAGTCGGAGCACCACCGCGAGCGCGGCCTCGGTGACGGCTGGCAACGAAAGCGCAGCCGGGGCGAGGTCTTTCTTGTTGTCGGCCTGGCCGGGGCGCGCCTCACGCTCGAGCCAGTTGACGACGCCAGCCTTTGGCTGCCCGCTCGCCACAAACGCGGTCCGGAATTGCTCGGCGGTGAAGGTGTGGCGATACCCCTGGACGGCGAGCTTCTGGTCCGCGCCAAAGCGGCGTCCATCGGCCTCGAATGCGTAATAGTCATTGATCTCTGCCCAGGGCCAGAGCGGGACCGAGACGCCAAAGTCGAGCTCTGGCTCTGCGAGGTCCGTGACGATGGCTGTCGCGAGCGCGGTGGCCTCGCCGCTGGTGTCGATCTGGCTCGTGGTTCCTTCGACAACCTCCATCCACCGGCGCCCGTACTTGGTCACCGAGGCGGTATCCGTCGCTGTGACCGTCGACGTCTCCACATCGCCGCTGTCATCGGTGCCGCTGACATAGGTCACCTCGACGACGTTGCGAATCCGCGAAAAGTCGATCGAAGCGCGGTCCACGGCGTGCCAGATCTCTGGTGAGAACGACGCCAGAGAGGTCGCCGTCGAGCGATCCGGCTCGTAGAGCGTGAGCTGCCATTCGCTATCAGCCTCGCTCCACTTCGGGCGGATGTCCCACCCGATCAACGCGACGAGATCCTGGATCGCCTGGAGCACAGGCATTCGTTGCTGCTTATACTCGACGATCGCGAAGCTCGTGCCGGTTGGCACCTCGAGCGTGATCGAACCATCGGTCCAATCGTCGAGCAAATCCTGGATCACGTCTTCGATGTCGAGCGTGCCGCCGTTGTCGCCATAGACCGTCTCATCCTCGACCCAGCGATCGGCGAGCTGCGCCATGATGACATCACGCGCTGTGATCGTGCCGGGCTCGTTGGCCAGGTCGAGTGTGTCGATCTTGCCGTGAAAAACCTCGATCCAATCGCCAGCACCAACCGAGACATCCTGGGGCACGACCGCGACATGGATCTTGAGTTCGCGACCAAGCGCGAGATATCCGCTGATCCGCGAGCCGCTGACATAAGGCGAAGCATTGTCATAGTAGTAGCGCCAGAACAACGAGATCGAGGCATCCTGCCCCGGTGAGTCGACATCCTCACCCCAGTCGATCGACACCACGCGATCCTGCTCGTAGAGGTCCGTCCACTCCTGCCACGTGCCGGAGCTATCCTTGATCTCGAGCTTGATCTTCTGGCGCTGGCTCGCCGACGAGTACGCCAATGCTTGCGCTGTGGTTTGTGTCCTCATCAGCCTACCTCCCTCAAGCCAAAGGAGATCGCCACCTTGCCCCCCACAGAGCCATCGTTGGTGAACGCCTGCGCTGGCTCGGTGCCGAGCACGAGGATCTCTTCATCGCCGACACAATCGCCCGCGAGCAACAAGCGAGGGAGTGCAGAGAATGCCTGTGTATCAGCGGCGACGGCCTCGACCCATGCATCCGGCATCTCGTAGGGCACCACGACCAGGTCGTCGTACTGCCCCGCCGCGAGCGTGAGGAATCCTCCGCTCATCGAAATGTCGCTGGCCTCGGTTGCGCCCGCGGTCTCGCCGTCATCCCAGAGCGTGCCGTCAGAGCGCCGAGCGATATGCACCCACGTCGACGCGACGTATTTCCACGCCAGCACAGTCCAAAACGTTGCATAGCGCGCGCCAAAATCCGCCTCGAGATCGCTGACGCTCGACGCGCTCTTGGTGCCATATTTCGCGGTCGAGGAGAACGTCGGCGTCGCCTCGAGCCCCAGCCCCTTGTCCGAGTATTCGGTGTCCTCGAAGCCGAAGTGGTGGCCCTCGCCCTTGATCAACTGCCGGATAGCGTCGGCCTCGGATTGCGGAAGCAGCTTCGTGGTGCCGCTCCAGCGCCGACGCTCGTAGGTGTTCTCCTTGAAGAGTTGCCCGGTGACGGTGCGTGACTCGGTGCCCGGAGAGTCGTCGTCCTGGCTCCACTCGGCGATGGCCAGCGAGATGCCGCTGAGTGTCAGAAAGCTCATGCCTTACCCCGCCTGCCTGATGCCAGAGCGCAGCGCGGTCCTGTGGCGCTGCGCTGGCGTCGTGAGCTTGGAGCCAGTGCGGATAAACTTCGCGCGTTCGGCCACAGCGAGGACTTGCTTCGCGCCCTCCTCGTAGGTCAGTCCATGGAAGTGCGCGATCAGCGTATTGGCGATCTGCGTCGAGGACATGCCGCCGCCGCTCGAAAGCCCGACGCCGCGTTGCTCGAGCGAGGATTGCGCCGCCGCTGCGTCGTAGCGCATCTTCGCGAGCCGCTTGAAGCCACTCGGCGCGTTCCGCAGCTCGGAGTTGAGTTCCTTGAGACCCTCGGCTGCTTTCCACTCTTCCTTGGCTTTTGCCGCTGATGCCTTGGCCTCCTCGTAGGTCAAGCCCTTGAGGCGATCCATCGCCTCCCTCGCGGAGTCGACGCCATCGCGGAGGTTCTCGGTGGAGTTGTTGAGCTCCATCCACTTCCCTTCCGCGCCGGTCCAGTCGATGAAGAAGTTCCTGAAGATGCGACCCAGCGTCTCGTTGAGCTGCTTGGCCATCGAGATGTACGCCCCGAGGATTGCCTTGCCGACGTTGAAGATGATGATCTTCAACTCGCCGAGCACGACCTGGAAGTCGAGGAACGCCATCGCGACGCGCTTGATCGTGTCAAAGAGCGTGCGCCCATAATCATCGATGACGCCATCCATCAGGGAGCCCCAGTGCGCCAGCGGAGCAAGTAGTTCGGGCACTGCGAGGAAGACGCCGATCGCGCCCTCGAACGAGTTGAAGAATTTGCCGAGCACGTCGAGATCAAGCTTTGCGACCTGGTCGCGGAGCACGCCGATCGACGCCTGGAAATCCTCGTGTGAGGTGGCGTAACGGAGGAACGCCGCCGTCGCCGCCTGGACGATCGACGCCGCGGCCTGCCCCGCGCTGGCGAGCCCCGAAAGGTCGCCCCTCGACGCGCGCGTCAGCCCCGAGACCACGCCGGAGATATTCGACGCGAAGGCGCTGACCCCTTCCATTAGCGGCTGGAGCACGGAGCGTTCTCCGCCCGAGAGCGCGTTCGCGAGCACGCCGCTGATCTCCAGGAACCCGTCGATGGCGCTCTGGTAAAGCCCTTTAACTGACTCTTCGAGGCGCTTTTTCATCTCGGCGATGTACTTCTTCCGCTCTTCTTCGCCCTCTTGCTCTGCCTTTTCCCTGCGCTCGATCTCTTTCTTCTGCTGCTCGGTGTCGTTGTCCTTGACCGCGTCGAAAAGCGCCTGGTGCACGCTCTCGACAGCTTCTTTGGCCTCCTTGGCTTTCTTCTTCCACTCCTCGAGCGCCTTGGAGGAAGACGCGACCGCCTTGTCGGCTTCTGCCTCCTGGTCGCTCTTGAAATCCCGCAAAATCCCTTGCAACTTCCACAGCGTCTTGTAAGCCGCGTCCGCCTTTTTCTCCTGATCGCCCAGCCCCTTGTTCAGGTTGTCGGTGCTGTTTTTGGCGTCTTCCATCGCCTTGGCGAGCGCGTCGAGGCGCTGCTTGATATTGACCGCGGCACGAGACGAGTTACCCATCGCATCTGCGCCCTTATCGACAACGTCCGCGAAATCATCAGCCGCACCTGCCAGAGCATCACCTTGCTCGATCCACCAGCCAAACGTGTCTTCACTCTCGTTGGAAAGCTCCTCGAGTTCCTTGCGAAGTCGCTCGACAGTCTTATGGCGATCGTGCGCGATGAGCACGCCCGGAGCTTCCATGCGCTCCTTGACGGCCTTGGCGAGTTCGTAGGTTTTGGAGAGCATCTGCAACCCACGAACCGCCTTGCCTGTCACCCCAGCGATTACCGCGAGGATCTTGATCACGCCGCCCGCGCCGCGGATAAAGTCGGCGGTCGTCTTGAGCACCGTGACCATCGTGTCACGGAAGTCCGCGAAGGCGTTGTCGTTTTCTGAAATCGCAACAACCTGGGCGGTCAGGTAGCCGTTAATGACCTCAATCGCAGGAGCAAGGATTTGCCCAAGCTTCGCAGCGAGGTTTTGGATGTTCCCTTGGAGCATCTTGAGCTGGTTAGCGAGCGTCGAGCGCATGAGTGTCGCGACGTCTTCCGCCGTACCGCCGGAGTTGCGAAGCTCCTCGCGAAAATCTCGCAGCTTTTCAGAACCCTCCTTCAACAAGATCAAGACATCTTTGAGCGCATCCTGACCAAAGACCCTGGCAAGGTTTTCAGCAAACTTCGCCTTGCTCATCTTCTTTTGAGCATTTTCCAAATCACCGATCACGTCGATGATGTCGCGGAAGTTTCCTTGGCTATCGAACATCGAAACGCCCAAAGCCTTCATCGCAGCCTTGGTTGTCTTCATCGGCTTGACGAGGCGGACCATCATCGTGCTGAGCGCGCGACCGGAGGTTGTTGCCTTTCGGCCTGCGTTGGCGAGCACACCCAAAAGCGCGGCAGTGGTCTCGATGTCTTGCTCGAATGCCGCAGAGGTAGACGCAACATATTGAAAGCTTTCGCCGAGCTTCTCGAGGTTGGTGTTGGTCGATGTGAACGTCTTGACCAACACGTCATTAACACGCCCGAGATCTTCGACCTTCATCCCCATCCCAGTCAGGATATCCGAGGTGATGTCTGCCGCTTTTCCTAGATCGATGCCCGCAGCGGTCGTTAGATCGAGCACGCCAGGGAGCGCCTTGACCGCATCGACCGCGCCAAAACCAGCCATCGAGAGGTACTGGAGCGCGTTCCCTGCCTCGACCGCGCTGAATTGGGTGCCGGAAGACGCCTTGAGTGCAGCGCTGAGAAACTTTTCATATGCAGCAGCCCCTTCGTTGGAAACGGCGGCGGCGTTCATCACGGCTTGGTCGAGCTTGGCCCACTCGTTGACCGCAAACCCGATGCCCGCCACTGCCGCGGCGCCGACAGCAGCGGCGCCCTTGGCGATCATCTTGTCGACGCTGCCCAGAGCCTTCCGGGTCCGCGCCATTCCCTTGGTGAAGTCGCTGTCGTCGAGGGTGAGCTTTACCCCGAGAGTACCGAGCGTGATTTTCCAAGCCATGGCAAGACCTCCATGCCAGACAAGCCCCAACCGGGGCGGTGACTGCACGGGCCTCTTGCCACGAGCGCGTTATCTTCTTTTTGGTACGGGCGGCTTCTTGCCAGACTTGCTCGCGGCCTCTGCTCTGGCCGCTTCGATGTCAGCGTCTTCCTTCGCTCTCTTGAGCGCCCTGTCTTCTTGGAGCGCTTGCCACTCCGAGTAAGCGATACCACCATCGATCTTTCGCTTGGGCCACCTGGCCACGAGCGAGGGGTCGATGCCAAAGCGCTCGGCCAGTTGCCAGACGACCACCGGCCAGCGCATCGCTCTCAGCGCTTCCTTTTCTTCCTCCGAGAGCGGATCGACTTCTTCCTTTGCTCGGAAGCGCTGGCGCCGTTTCCCTCCGAGAGCGGATCGACTTCTTCGGTGTCCGTAGTCGCATCTTCCGTCATGCTGAACGTGTCCTTGTTAGCCACGTTCATCGCGTTGACGAGCCGCTTGAAGAGCGGCGGCGACGCCTTCGAGAGTTCTTCGGCTTCGTCGACCGAAAAGACCTGCTCGCCATCCTCGGTAGCGCAGCAAAGCGCGACCATTTGCATGGCGTACACATCTTCGTTGCCATGGTGATCGAGCTCTCCCTCGAGAGATTCGATCCTGGCGAGCAGGTCCGCATCGTCGCTGCCAGGCTCGAGCGCTTCGAGCCTGTCCTCGAGCGCGCCAAGCTCAGCCTCGAGTTCGGCGCGCCTCTCCTCGGCATCAGCCTTCGCCGCGTAGAACTCCATGAGCTCGCCGTAGCCGAGCTCCCTCACGACGACAACGTTGCCGCTCTTGAGCGTGACGCGCTGGTCGTTGCTCGAACTCAAGATCTCTCGCCTCAAATCGTCTTTCAGTCCCACAGAGCGCTCCTTTGGTGGTGTTTTGTGTCAGGGCTCACGCCGCCTTACGCGGTCGGATCGCCGTAGCTAAATGATCGGGTGATTGCAGTCCCGAGTCTTCCTTGCCACTGAAGCGCGCCAGTGGTGAGGGCGTCGGGGGCCGATGAGATTTCGTTGGATTCAAACTGGGTGCAGATCCGCCAGACCTTGTCGCTGTCGGCGTCCTCGTAGATCTCGATGACCTTCCAGGTGTCGCCAGACAGACCATCCCAGATCGTCTGCCCGGAGCTGCCGCCCGTGTCGTAGTCTACCAAGCCCTCGTCGAGCCTTTCGTTCGTGCCGGTGGCGTCGAAGAGACCGGCCTTTCTGCTCGCTGCGTCGTTGCCGAAGACAGTGTCGTCGAGCATCTGGCGGGAGAAGGTCGCGGAGTAGCCACGGGCCGTAGTAAGCGAGAAGACAGGGAGGTAGTTTCCGGTAACAGTGACAGGTCCAGTCACGCTGTAGGCGTCGGCAAACGTCACCTTCCCGAGCAGCGGATCGAGTGTGTAATTGCTCGGGTCGACGACGCTGGCGTTGTCCTCGATGACAAACGTGCCGTCGACATCCCAGATGTTCTTGTCCGCATCCGTTGTGTAATAGGTTTTCGATGAGCCGCTCTGAGTCATTCCCTCGTCGGTCATCGCCGTCGGCTCGCCGCTGATCAGCAGCAAGACGTTATATCCAGGGTTCTTCGCCACAGCACATCTCCTCTAAGAATCCAGACCACGCTCGCCATTCACGCCCGAAGCGCGTCAGCTCACGACAGTGGGCGCTGCGATGCTTTGCAGTTGCGTTGAAAACTGCGTGGTGCCATCGGGGGTAGACGAGATCTCGAAGTTTTCGACACGGCACTGGACCTTGAAGCCGTTGGTGCCGTCAGGGAGCGCGCGGACGTAGATCGCGTTGCCCGCGAGCCACTGCGTCAGGATCGCCTCCTGGCCGTTGGTATCATCGGGGTCACGGTGGCCGCCAAAGCTGCATGGCGTGTCGAACAGCCCGGCGATGCGATCGATAGCAGTGTCATCGAAGTCTGTGACCTCGAGCATCGCGCGCTGGAGGTTCTGGCTGAACGTGTTCGCGCCGCTGACGCTGTACCAGTTCGAGTCATCGGTGCTGATTTCAAAACTGCCTGCGTATCCTTGATCTGCCGCCATGGCATCGCCTCCTTAGCTGTGCGTCGTGCTGGTCATGTTGATCGACCAGCGGTCTCTGCGTTTCGTATCGAGCTCGACATGAATCGGCTCGTCACACTCCCAGCCGACGTAGCCAGCGGGGGCTTGCTTGTGCAGCGCATCGAAGACCTCATCGACCTTCTCACGCGCTATCGTGTATCCGTTCTTCGCGCTCCTGATCTGGATCTGGACGCGCTTTACTCTCAAATCATTGCCATCCGGCCCGGTCAGATCGGGCACAGGGGGCAATCCGCCCGTTTCGAGCACTGTGACTGCGGCATCTGGGAAGCCATCACCGTCTCGCATCGGCCCGCGAAACAAGTCGGTCCCGCTGGTGCCAAGCCCCGCATTCTCGATCACGGTCACGATGTCTCCCTCGAGGCTCATGTCTTTGGCCTCGTCGGGTATTTGCCGCTCGGCGTCCCGCCCCGCTCGGCGTGCTTTTCTGCCTCTCTCGCGACGATGTGAAGAGACCCCCTGGCCTCTTCCATGATCGCTTTTTCGAGGAACTTCGGTTCGCCGCTGTCGTGGCTAACCTCCGTCTTTTCGTGCACTGCTGGAGCGTGCTCGGCGCCAAAGCCAACCTCGACGCTCCCAACCTGGCCGGTGAGCTGCGGCGTGGCCACATAGGCCGAATCCTTGAGCGCGCCAGTGTCTTCGGGCACGCGCTTGATCGTGGCGTCCATGACCTTCTCGCCGAGGCGAAACAAGCCGATGACGACTGACTGCGGCACGCTCTTTCGCAACTGTTCGAGCTTTCGCTGAATGCGCTCTGTTCCCTCGATGCGGTAATTAGCCACAGAGCGCCTCTCTCAAGACTGCGCTGGAGTCCTCCATATCGGTGGCCTCGTCGATCTTTCGGACGTGCAGCGCCACGCTGTCGTCGCTTGTATCCGCGCCAGGCCGCCAGACCTTGGCGGTGCGGACAAGCGGAGCTTCGGTCTGGAACACGTCGGTGATGCGCTCGCTCTCGTTGTCGACCCCGCTCTCGAGCTGGCTGGTTTTTTCGTGAGCGCAGTCGGCCATCTGCAACGCGCCGTAGATCGGTTGACCCGCAGCATCGAGCCCTGTCGGGAGCTTGTAGCCAAAGCGCTTGTCGAAGTTTTCACGCCACCACGTCATCAATGCCTCCACTGGTAACGAGCCACCGCCTCTCTCGCGATCTGCGGGAGGGCGCTTGCAGCCTTGTGGTCATAGGAGATCTTGCCTCGCAACGTGCCCCGGCTCGTCACCGCCACATCCCTGCCCTTGCTCTTGTAGCGTTGGGCAGCCATGACGATGACGGCCTCTTCGATGTCGTATGGAAGCGAGCGCGTGAGCTCTGCGTCATCGGCGTCTTGCTGGGGCGTCACGAACCCACCGGCGTAGGCCACCTCGATCAGGTCGCGCTGCGTCGAGGCGACTGGATCGAAGTTGACGCCGACCAGGTCCGCGGTCTCGGGCCAGCAGCCGTTGACACGCTCGATCAGCCCTGCGTTCGCGTTGGCGATGCGGTAGTCGTTCGCGTCGTAGGTCGTCGTGCTGCTTCCGGTAGAGAGCTTGATCGAAGCGATCGAGACGATGGGGGCGCGACGGACAATGATGAGCCCGGTGCCGCCACCCTTGACGCGCTCGACGGCGCTGGCGCTGTAGGCAAACTCCCTCCGACACAACGACGCGAAGCGCTCCGAGGCGGCGTTGATGAGCCGCTCGAGCGTCGTGTCGTAGTCGCCTGTGGTGATCCCGAGCTCATCCCGGAGGTTCGCCACGGTGGTGAGAGCGTTTACCGACAGCGCCATCGATCAGCCCTCCTCTTCGAGCAGGCGGTCGACGAGCTCTGCCTTCTTGCCGGTGACAGGTAGGCCGAGTTCACCGAGCTGCTTCTTGAGATCGTCGACGTTCAGCGCCTCGAGTTCTTCGCGCTTTGACGGCGCTTCAGGCTCTTCGGCCTCGGGCGCTTCAGGCGCCTCGGCTTGCGCTTCCTTGGCTGCCTTCGCCGCCCTTGCTGCTTCGAGCGCCTTGGCTCGGGCGTCCGCGTCTTCGGCGACGCCCCTGTCGATGAGCTTCTTGGCGACGTGCTCTTCGTATCCGCCCGCAACTTCGCCTGCATTGAGGCTCCCGTAGGGCTTCAGGAAGTAGAGTCGT